TTTTTCTAGTTTGTTTCCGGATCTAGGTTTCCATAAATATGCTCCGGCTAATTTACGTTTACCAAAATCAATAACATTGACTTTGTCACCTCTAAATGCTGTTATTTGAGCTAATGCATTTATATTAGCAACATATCCGCCTGGTAGTAGTTTTCCTGTTGAGTCTGATTTAGATTTTTTCCATCGGGTTGCAACATGACTCATTGCTGTAAAATCTTTTCTTGTTGCATATGGATTATCATGGTCACCCCAACCAAATCCGGTTGATCCAGCACCATCTAAATTAAAAATAGTGTATGCACCAACAGGTGATATTGCGGCTGCTGCATATGCAACACTCTTCCAACTGCCGCGCAACCCAGAGGCCGTACCGTCTATTCTACGACTCGTAGCAGCTGCTAGCAATTGAGATGGTTTTTCAAATTCTCCGGAGTTTTTATAAAATTCAGAGTCTGTTAATGATTTGCTATTAACACTGCCTTGAATTGGTATTACACTTCTAAAATCTGCATATTTCAGGCCTGGTATTGGTCTCACTAATCGTTCCATGGGCAATGTAACATATGTGCTAGACAATGAATTATTTGCAAATCGCCCAATAAATGATTGCCCTATTTGTGCAACTTGTGGAATACCTGTTTGACTGCCAACAATATTTGCAGCTACGCCAAGTAATTTGGCTGCTGTACTTGCTAAAGAAACATTGGTATTCAAATTAGAATCAGATCTAATAATATTGATGCTAGATGCCGCGCGCACGTTTTCTGGAAATATGGTTACGTTTGCTGGAATTGATAGATTTAAGTTTATGATATTTGGTAATATATCATATGGAGCCGTAAATTGTGATGACGCCGCAGTGGTTGGGTTTATAAATATCGGATTTGGTAATATATCATATGGAGCCGTAAATTGTGATGACGCTGCGGTGGTTGGATTTGTAGACATAATTATCCTTAAGTTTGATAAGTTGAATCGTTCATGGTTGTTGCTGCAAATAAATTGCTACCTTTAGAGTTAATTGCAGCAACAATCATACGTCCTACCGCTAATAATACAGTGTCAGTGGCTCCTCCCGGTGACGTAGAAGAATTGTTTCCGGCAGCGCCGGTTGGTGTTGTAGAAGAATTGTTTTCAGCTAAAGATGTTCCTGCTACAATTGTATCATTGTTTTTAAATGCTACATCGGCTTGCAAAGTATCTTCTGGAAATGTTAATATGCGATCGCCATACCCTGCAGGAATGACAGCGTCTGGGGCTTTAATTGTGGTGGCTTTGGACTGGTAGGATGGTATTTTCCCAAGCAACAACTTTCCCATCCCTGATGCCAATGCAACAGTAGCATCAGTTAAATTTTCAGTAGCTCCTAGTCCTTTCAGCTGCGCCTCTTTAAGCTGTAACATTGTATTATTAAATGGTGTTAGCTTATCCCCGGTAAGAGCTTCTCTCGATTTAACAACATTGGTTACTTGTTTGCCTTGTAACATCTCCTTTAAGTAACCTGTTCCCTCAGTAGCCACCTCCAGCTGGTTTCTCATTATTTGGTCAGTTGTTCTTGTATCATTTAATTCAGTAATCTCATTAAATGCCTCTTGCGTCATTTCACCATTTTTCAGCATACCGTCTGCGGCCTTTTGTAATTCGGTGCCATTTAGATTCATAAGTATGTTCAAGTTTGGTTGAGAACTTAACAACTTTTTCTTTTGCAATGCTCTAGAAAGAGTTGCTTCATCCATTCCCATTAGTTTTGCCATTTGTTCTCGGGCAAATAGGTTGTCTTCTAATACAGTACCTTCTTGTTCTAGAATTGTATTTAATGTGGATGCAGCATCACTCATATTACCACGTAATGTTGCTTCTCGATATGCATTCGTTAAACTTTTTCCATTTACATCCGTCAATCGATGTCCACTTAATAGTTGGTATTCTAATTCTTGACCAATGCTGCTTTCTATGTCTAATAGACTTTTTCCCATGTCAGCTAAATCATCTAATTCAAATCCCAATGTTTTTGCTCTAATGGTAGCTATTTCTAAATTTCCGGGAATTTTACCAAACTGCAATTGAGTAGTTTCGCTAGCTTCTGCAATCCCTTCAATAGCCATTTTCATGTAACCCATTGTGCCGTCTGTGTCCTCTAGAGTGCTGGCCAATGCAGCGGCAAACGCCAACGTTGTATCAGCATTTTCACCATTTTTTGATGCATATAAAGTATATTTTGCAGTAGCTTCTTCCGTTAATCCTAAATTAGTAGTTAATACATGTTGAATACGTTGCATTGACTTATATATTGTGTCATTTTCTTTACCTTGTTGTTGCAAAGTTGGCAACAATTTTTTTATGCTGTTGGCATATCCAATAGCTTGTTCTCCGGTAAATCCATGTGCATTAGCTAATTTGTGTAATGTTTGCGATACTAGTGCAGCGCTTTTTGATGTTATTCCAAATGTTTTATTAAGATCTTTATTTCGAGCTTCTAAAACTAGTGATTTAGCTGCGATCTCTACATATGTGTCAATTAACGTTTCATTAACTCCAATCTGTGTATTTAGACCGCGATTTAATAGTACCGTTCCATCTTTTAATGCAGTCATAGCCCCAACACTAGCAATCAGTGCTGCACGTTGTTTAACGCCGGCGCCGGCGATGCCGCCTATTGCAACGGCAAGGCCTTTTAGCTCGTCCTTTAATCCCATATCACATACTTTTTATATAAATATTTACCTAGGTGATTTTGTTGCTGTGCGAGATTTTTGTTTTTGCTGTTGTTCAGCTCGATCAATTCGTTCTTGTATTATTGCATTAACTTGCTTAATATAAAACTTGCGTAGAAAAATAGGCATATTATATATGGTATCCCAGTCCCATCGACCTTCGCCATGCCATAATAAATTGAATATGTTTTCGTGTAATTGTACTCTATCTTGTGGACTAAAACCAAAAAATGTCTGATCCAATTTGAAACCTAGATTTGAAGGTGCCTCCATCTTCACCTTCGAAGTCATACTCATAATTAATACCGGGAGCATTTTTTACATAAAATGTACGGAATTCTTTAGCATCACGCGCTAAAAATTCATAGCGTATAAAATGTTCAATGTCTGACTCAGCACGTGTTGTTCCGACTTGTCGAATAAGTTGTTTTAATATTTGTGAAATTGTTGCATTTTCTTGCATTTTAGAATTATATGCAAATTTTAAAGTAATATCATCATTTACCTTGTAATCAAATTCTCCGTTTTTATCAGGGACTAGATCAAATGGTTTTTGAGCTAATTTACTTAAATCTACAACTCGTTCTAAAACGGTCTTTGTTTTTGGATCTTCTACTGTTACTGGATAATCTGATCCATATGATAAAATCCTAGAATAAACAATTAACATGTCTCGGTCTAATGGTGCAATATCTTTTGCTTTAATTGGAGATATTAATACAGCATCTATTAATTTATCAAAAAGTATTCCATTTTGTAAATAGGATGCATTAGTTATTATATCTTCATCAAATGCCGTCATGTACCGCATTTCTACTTTTCCATCACGTAGTATGCTGTCCTCCGGGTAAATTAATCCTTTGCTAGGTAAATCTATTACAATGCTAGGTAATTTGCTTCGTTGCGTGTTTTCGTACTGCTGTCGCGCAGTTTCAATAACGTTTTGATTTGGTAATCGTGTAGTTAATTTGTTGTTACTCATTTTTGCCTTTATAACTAAATTATAAAAGGAGCCAAAGTCGACTCCTTTTTATTTGTATTGTTTTATTAGAAGTTTAAGAATGCCCAATCATATCGGATTGTTAATTCAATTTCTTGTACAGCATCACTGCCCCAATCAAAAGTTCCAAATGCTGCGTCAGTGATAAATGCACCATTTAATGTCCATTCTTCAATAACTTCGCCTAATGGAGAAAGTTGGTGTAACTGTATTTGTTTTTTGTAGAATGATGAATATCCATCTCTACCTGTTGCTGATTCATGGTGTAGTCGTACCCATTCCATTACTGCTTGTGCTCCTGATGGAACAATTGCATCATACAATGTCATTGTAATTGTACTCCATTCAGATTTCCCTTTAACATATCGTTTAATGTTAATCATATCCAATGCAACTTCGTTATTTGTAATTGTAGGTTTTCCAGATGCTTTTACTAGATATGATGGAATATCATTTACTTGCAATATAAAATGATGTTGACGTTTCGGTTCCCATGAAAATGCAGTGTCAAACATTTCATTTTGAGTTGCCGCGCTACTTAATAAATTTGGGTTGATGCTATCAGATAATGCCATAATATTAATCCTATTTTTTATATATAAATATCAACACAAAAAAAAAGGTAGCATATTAACACTACCTTTTAATTATTATTTATTTTATTTGTTACTATTCCGGGAAAGCTGCACCCGTTGGTTGAATATTAAAGTCTAAAATAATAAATTCTGCGGTTCTTGTTGGTTGCATAAATATTTGACCATACATAATATTTTGATCTATTAAATCTGCAGTATTGTTTGTTCCATCCATAATAACTCTGAATGCATATAACCCTTGACGAGCTTTAATTTGTTCCATGTATGGATTAACAATATTCAAAAATTTGTTGCGTGTTGCTGATGTATTTTGTTCAAATACCAAATATTTGGTTGACGATGCAATAAATTTCTTAACTTCAATTAATAATCTTCTTACATTGATTCTATCTAATGCGCTTGGTCGAGCTTGCAATGTTTTTTGTCCAAAAACAACAACGCCTTCATTAACAAAATTTGCAATCGGATTAACACGTGCTAAATACAATGTATCGCGATCATTTTGAGTTAAATGCTTATATGTATCTGAAACTGTTTCCATTGACCCTCTATTCAATCCTGCAGGTGCATACCACGGAGCTCCGTTGGCATCATTAAATGATAATACTCCTGGTATCATAACTGATGGTGGTACCCAAATTGGTTTGTTTGGACTTCTGCTTGGAATTTGTAGCCATGGCCAATAAACTGCACTATAATTACTGTCTAACGTTGTTATTTGATTTACAACCGCAGTTATGCTATCCTCTAATGGATTTGAATCCATTACATAAAATGTATCTTGACGATTTGTTGCTAAAGATCTAGCAGCGCTAGTAACTGATGGGTGTAATGAATCAATAATTCC